AGAACAACAAACTTAAGGCGGACTCCAAAGCCGAAGCCCTGCCGAACTATCAGGGCTGGGTAGATGGTGTGCTGGCATCTGACAGCGGTCAGGCTGATGAGGTGCTGACCACGGTCATGCTGTGGAATATCGATGCCGGCAACGTGGCGGAGGCGCTGCGCATTGGTGAGTACGTAATCCGTCATCACCTCTCGATGGGCGACAACTTCCAGCGTTCAGCGGCAGTGGTGCTGATAGATGAGGTATGTGATCCGGTGCTGGCCCACTTTAAAGCCAGCCTGTCTGATGTGCCCGTCAGTGTCGATTTGCTGAAGGCGCTGGATGGCCTTACGGCGAATGAAGATGTGCCGGAACCGGTGCGCGCGAAGCTGTGGAAGTGTATCGGCTATACCCTGCGCACCAACCCCGAAACGTTGTTTGAGGCGCTGGAATATCTGCGCAAAGCCATTGCGGAATTCAGCGACATTGGCGTTAAGCGCGACATCGACATTCTTGAGCGCTTAGTGAAAAAAGCCACAGCGAATAAGCCTCAATCCACTGAAGAGCCCGGCGGTGGTGGTGAAAGCGGCGCTGAAATCCCGTGCTCAGCGGTAACTGCTATGACGGTGATTGGGAGTGAAGATCTGCCGCTGGCTGATGGTCCGGTAGTGCTCAGCTCAGAATCGGGTAACACAGCGGCAGAAATGACTATGACCGATACGGGTGTCAGTGACATCCCAGTGCCGTCAGTGGCCGATTCCGGCGGGGCAGAAGGAACCGTGTCAGCTGTGGATGACTCAGCGAAGCCGCTGCCGGCAAATAAGGTCAGACGTGGCCGTCCTGCAGGAGCTAAAACCGCCACTGGCAAAGCAAAAACCGGCGCGGCTGCGGCTAAGAAAACGGCCGGCGCGGCAAAATCCAGAACCGGCGCGGCTAAAACCTCAAAGCCGTAGTAACGAATGTGCCCCCGCGCACCGGGCGGCACGACTGAGATGATCAGCAATGCTGCATCATTGCAGCCGTCCACCGCCCGAACCATGAGAGAAAAGCAATGAGCTTTGTAGCCCGTAAAGACATCAATCCGCCTGAGAGTGACGCGCCGGATATCAATGACGGTGGGGTGACGGTGAAGGCCGGCGCATTCTGGCCTGAAATCAGCCTGGCGAATCTGCGCCAGTCGATGCGTCTCAACGGACTGGTGACAACGGAGAGGCTTCAGCACAACGCCCGCGAAGCGGTTCGCAGTGTCACGCGTCAGCTGGCTGACTGGAAAGCAGGGCAGGAAGCGGGCGGCTTCACCGCGCTTGAGAGCGTGCCGGCGGACGACATCGACGGCCAGTCAGCGCTGGTTTACTGCTATCAGCGCGCCGTGTATTGCACGGCCAAAGCGCTGCTGACTGAAGGTTATCGCGATGTGGATACAACAGGGCAGGGAGAGAAGCACGCGGCGGCGTTGACCTCTCAGATTGACACGCTCTGGCGCGATGCGAATTGGGCAATTCGCGACATTCAGGGCAGCGGGCGCGGGCTGGCGGAGCTGGTCTGATGAAAGTAAAGGCGCTACAGGGCGATACGCTGGATTTGATTTGTCAGCGCTATTACGGCCGCACGCGGGATGTTACTGAAGCGGTGCTGAAAGCCAATCCGGGGCTGTGCGAAACCGGGCTTTTTCTCTCTGCCGGGCAGTTAATTTTTCTGCCGGATATCGATCCGGCACCACAGGCGGAGACCGTGCAGCTATGGGACTGACCATGGACAGGCTTGTGTCGTTTCTCTCCTATCTTCCATCGGCGTTTCTCACGTCGCTGGGGCTGCTGTCTCTGACGCAGTGGGCAACGCTGATTGGTGTGGTGCTGGGCATCCTTACTTATCTGCTGAACCGCCGTCATAAGCAGCGTATTGAAGCAGAGGAGCAGAAGCGAACAGCCATTTTTAAAGAGATGGCAGAGCGTGCCACACAGCACGATTTGCCGGAAGTGGCCTGTGCGATGCAGGAAATAGCGATGCAGGAAACGAGGCGTAAAACCGCATGAGTGTGAAACGTAAAGCTGTGACCTGCGCCGTAACGGTGATCATCGGACTGATCGGCGTGAATTACGCCGGCGAAATCCGCACCAGTCAAACCGGGCTGGCGCTGATTGGTAACGCCGAGTCCTGCCGCCGCGATCCGTATGTCTGCCCGGCAGACAAGCTGACGGCGGGTATTGGTTCGACTACGGCGATTAATCCGCGCCATATCTACAGCGATGATGAGATTGCTCAGATGTGGGTGGAGGACATCAAAACGGCGGAACGCTGCATAAACCGCAATTTTAACGGCCGTCAGATGAATCAGAACCAGTTTGATGCCATGACCTCAGCAGCATTCAACATGGGCTGCCTCAATCTTATCTGGTACACGGACAGGGTAAGCGGTCAGCGGCTTAAAACCACGTTGTGGCGCAAAGCGCAGGCCCGTCAGTGGGATGCGATGTGCGGGCGGTTGCGGGACTTTGTCAACGCCGGCGGCGTGAAACTCGCGGGGCTGGTGAAACGCAGGGATGCAGAGGCGAAGCTTTGTCTTACACCGGAGGGTTTATGAGTCAGTTCAGGATAAACCTGGCCGTGATTCTGTTGATCCTGACCGTGCTGGCCAGCGCGGCGGCGGGCTGGGGTTTTCTGGAAAACCAGAAGGTTAAAGCAGACCTCAGCCAGGCGAAAAAAGATATCGACAGCGCTGCCGCCGTGATCAGTAACGTGCAGCGCACCCTGACCATTTTTAACCAGATTTCAGCGGAGCGGGCTCATGAAAAAGAATCTGATCGTCAGCAGGGAGAGCGTGACCGTGCGGCGCTGCGCGCATCTGTGGCGGGTGACCGTTGCGCTGCTGAGCCTGTGCCTGATGATGCTCAGCGCCGGCTGTTC